TTCAATTTCACTTCTTCAAATTTTGTTTTTAGTTCTTCGTTTGAATTGATAATGTTTTTGAGTTGTTGCAGTTCTGCTTCTGCAATGCGACACAATGCTTTGTATGTTGCTGCCTTGTGAGAAAAAGCTGCCACGTCATTTCCTAGTTCTTCGATGACCAGTTGGTCAATTTGTTGGTCAATTTGTTCGTTCATGTTGTTTTTTCTAACCTTTCAACTTTTTGATTTAATTCCTGGATAGCCTTAATTAAATAAGGTACGAGTACGAATGTGTTATATGAATAAGCACCATCTGGATTTTCAAGGAACGCTTCAGGAGCGTATTTCTGTACGTCTTGCGCCATGATACCGCATGAAATATCTTCAATTCTTCCATCGTATTCTTTGCGATAGCTGTAAGTTTTAAGGTTTTCAATTACATCAAGTCCAGATACTTGACTGTCTTTGATGTTAGTTTTGAAACGACGGTCTGAGATTTCTTTGTTCAAAGAAAACCAAGCATATCCTCCTGATTGTCTATATAGATAGGCATATCCAGCATTTTCTTGTATTCTCGTAAACGTATCAGAGTGCA